GAGATGTCTACATTTCAAGCAAAGGGCGAGACAGTTTCAAAAGCAAAAACAAGCCTAGCAACTGGCAGGGGCGATAAAACAACCTGGTTTAACTTAGAGGTTATCGGGAAACGTGCTGATGCTTTTGGCAAGTACACTCGCAAGGGAGCTTTGATATTTGTAGAGGGTGAGCAAGTTAATAACACTTACACAAATAAAGAAGGCGAAACAAAAAATTATAGCTATGTTCGAGTTACTGATTTTGGTTGGCTTGAAAGCAATAAAGAGAACTTACCTGCAGCCCAAGGCGGTGCGAGCGCACCAGAAGCAGACGATTCGATCCCTTTTTAGGAAAAACCAAAGGGGCCGCCAATGGCCCCCAAGGCAAAATTGAGGTAACTAAAAAGTAATAGCTCCCTGATTGTACCATATAATTCGGGGGCTTGTTTTTGTAGAACAAGCAAGATAGTGTTAAAATATGATTAAACAACTAAAAGATACAACCTTAACTTTTCGAGTAGATGGCGAAACCTTTGATCGTCTTATGAGCCTACTTGATGAGGATATAGATTCAACCAGCGCAATAGCAAGGAAAGCTTTGAGAGCTGGTATTAAGGTACTTGAGAGGCAACTACTAAACAAGGAACGTGGAAGTTATGAAGAAGGCAGTGCAAGTATGACCTCTACGCTCCAACCAAGGATTTAAAATGCCCGCAGGAAGCCTCACTAAAGAACAAATTTACGGTATTGATAGAAAATATCTACGCGAGAGATTCGACTATTGTGATTCAGGTAAGTTGATTTGGAAGAAAAATAATCAGAAGCATCTTCTAGGGCGTGAGGCCGGTACGTTGAAGCCTTGTAATAGACGAATGGTGTGTATAAAAAAAGATGGCACGAAAAAAACTTATAAAATACATAGGTTAATTTGGATTTATCACAATAATTCATTTCCTGAAGTTGTCGATCATATAGATAGGAATACGACCAACAACAAAATATCAAACCTAAGGGCATCTACTCAGAGTTTGAATTGTTTAAATAAAACAAGAGGCAGGAATAATAAAAAATATTCAAATGTTTATTTGGAAGGCAGAAAATATAAAGCGAGAACTGTATTCCGCGGAAAATATACTAATTTAGGTAAATTCGAGAACGAAATAGATGCTGCAATGGCAGTTGATAATTTTTATTTCAATATATTAGATGAACAAGAAAAACGTTTTTACAATCCTAATATCAAGGAAGAATGGGATAAGAAAATTGAGGCCGACAAAATATAAACCTGAATATTGCGAAATGCTCATTGAACACATGAAACAAGGCATGATGTTTGAAACTTTTGCGCCTGAAATTGGTGTTCATCGTGACACGCTTTACGAATGGTGCAAGGTTCATAAAGAGTTTTCCGATGCCAAAAAGACTGCCATCGACCATAACCTGCTATTTTACGACAAGATGGCTATTGCTGCGATGTCTGGTAAGATAAAAAACTTCAATGCTACCACTTACATTTTCAACATGAAGAACAGGCATCATTGGAGAGACAGGCACGAGTATTACGAAGCTGAAACAAAAGATGACTTTGCTTTGCCCCCTAACTTAATGCCTAATGAGTGAAAACAACCTAAGAAATGAACACCAAATAAAAGCCTTGTGGTCAACTGCAAGGTTTATATTTCTATTATGCGCTAGGCGTTCCGGCAAAACGCACTTAATGAAATACAAGATATGTAAGAAGCTTAGATTAAGTCCAAAGGGTTCTAATGTTCTTTACATGGCACCAAGTAACCCTCAAGCCAAAGCCCTCATGTGGAATGACTTAGAGGAATTATTTATTCAATTTAATTGGGAATACACTGCCAACATATCAGGCCAATACTTTAAGCTAACAGGCGGCAGGCGTGTTTATATTCTTGGAGCTGAGAAGTTTAACCGTATTAGAGGTATGAACTTTTATCATATTTTCTTAGACGAGTTTGCCTTCTACACTAAGAAGTTCTCGGACTTATGGCGAGCATTACGACCAACGCTTTCAGATACATTTGACGGCAACGGAGGCGGAGGGGCTACGCTTGCAACTACTCCCGATGGCAAGGCGACCGAAGCTTATGAGGTTTATATGAAAGCATTAACTGACCCAGAGTGGCAGGTGTTTTCATGGCATACGGCTGACAATCCCTACATACCAAAAGAAGAAATAGAGGCAGCTAAAAGAGAACTTGATGAGATGAGTTTTCGGCAAGAGTACGAAGCCGCTTGGATGAGTAAAGAGGGCCTTGCTTATTACAATTTTGATGAGACTAAGCACGTTAAGAAGCAACCGCCTATTCAGCCAAACGTGCCTTTGATATTGTGTTTTGACTTCAACACGAATCCAACCACTTTGCTTTTAGCCCAGAGCTACCAAGGCTTTCTCAGTGTTAAGAAGGAATATTCATTTAAAAATAGCTCTACAGAGGCAACCATCAAAGCATTTATTGAGGACTTTATAGGAATCAAAAACAGCTTAAATATTATTATCAGAGGCGATGCAGCGGGCAACAATAGAAGCTCGAACACTGGGCGCTCTGACTATCATTATGTAAAAGAGGCTCTCGACCATTATGGCTTTAATTACAAAATGGAAGTTCCAAGGGCTAACCCTGCCATCGTGGATAGGGTAAAATACTTTAATAGTTGGTTGCAACCTTTTGTGGGTAAGCATAAAATCGAAATAGACCCAAGTTGCACAGATTTAATAAGAGACTTAGCGGCTCAAGAGTTGGACGGCAGAAAGCCAACCGACAAGAATAATTTAGGCCACAAGGCCGATGCAATGGGTTACTGTATTTATAGAGAATACGTAACACAGAATAGAAAACCGTCACGAACACTATTAGGGTAATGCCCCCTTAGTGGGATAAAAAAATAGACTTAACGAAACTAACTAACCCATAAAGGGAATAAAATGATAAGACAAGACATTCCGAAACTACTTAAACATATCGAAGCGCATAAGCCCTACATTGGCGAGGTGCATAAAACTATCGACATATTTCACGGCAACCTAAGATCACACGTTTTAAATGTTCTTTATGAAACACTTGACGCTAGATCATACGAGGCTGCAAAGGACAGAGTTGCTAGCATCAACACTTTGCAAAAATTAATAGAGAAGTTAAGTCGTATTTATCAGCATGAGCCAACAAGAGAAGTTGAAAACGGAACCGAAGCCGATTCAGAGCTACTATCAGAATACGAGTATCATTTTAAAATTAATGAAACCTTGAACGGTGCAAACGAGATGTTTAACCTTAACAAGACTTGCTTGCTAGAGCCTTTTGTTGACGAGAAAACAAGAAAGCCGAAACTCAAGGTAATTGAAAACGATAAGTTTCTGGTTTACTCCGACGATATGCAAGACCCTACTCGCATGACTCATGTTATTATTTTCGAGGGTAAGCAAGAGGTAATGACCGACAAGGGAATGACCGAAAAGGCTGTATTTAGAGCATTTACAGACGATGAGTTTTTGCTATTCGATCAGGATGGCAACATTTTACAAGACCGAATGAACGCAATGGGCAATCCTGAGGGAATCAATCCTTATGGGCGCATTCCTTTTGTTTATATCAATCGCTCGCAGTATGAGCTTATCCCCACGCTAGATTCTGATGTTTGCTCGATGACTATTTTAATCAGCTTACTACTTTCAGACCTCGGCTACGCTATCAAGTACATGGCTTTTAGTTTGGTTTACGGAATTGACGTAGATATGACCAATGTGACTAGAGCGCCTAATGCTTTCTTGGAACTCAAGTCAGACATAGAAGGCAATAAACCAGAACTAGGAACTATCAAGCCCGAAGTCGATATCGACCAAGTTATGCAGTACACGATGGACTTGTTTAGCTTATGGATGAACACCAAAGGCTTAAAGGCTGGCGCTGTTGGTGCGAACGAAAACAACGCAAGCGGCTTTGCTAAGATGATTGACCAAATGGACGCAAGCGAGGCTCGTACAGTCCAGGTCGAGATATTTAAAAACTCTGAGGAGCGTGACCTTTGGGACTTGGTTTTCAACTACTTGCATCCTTATTGGGTAGCTACAGGGATGATTGATTTAACGCATAACTTTTCTGCAAACGCTTATGTTTCAGTTCACTTTCACGACCAAAAGCCGATGTTTAACAGGGGCCAATTAGTTGAAGAGTTAAAAGCAGAGGTCGAGGCTGGTTTCTTAACTAAGAAAATGGCTA